TAATTCCTCACCTTTAGTACTCTTTACTATAACCTTAAATACCTCATCAGATAATGCTGACTGAGAAATCTGTAATCCGTTGTATGTATCACCTGATTCTTTTGCTTTGTATAATACTTTATTTGTTCCTAACACACCCGCAGAAGCTTTGATACCACCTCTTACAACACGAGTGTAATAAAGCTGAGAAGCTTTTGTTAAAGCTGCAAGGGCTGAATATACACCATAGTCACCCTCAATAGGCTTACCAAAAAGGCTTACCATCTGTGCCTGAGTAGTCACTAAAGTAGGAACCCCTATAGGACCCCTTCTTGCACCACCTACCATGCCTATAATGCAGGTAGAAGATTCAGAGACATACTCGCTATAATCTATCTCCGAAACGTATACGCCAGGGGATAACATCTCTGCCATCTTTATTCCTCCTTTACAAAATTTATACTATAATAGATTTCCATTCTCTTATTGCCCTCAAATATCCTCTATATCGAAAGCAACCTCGATTTTCTCTATAGGTTGTTGAATGTCGCTAATCTTATATATAACAGCTGACGGCATATTCAAAGTTAATGTTAATCGGTAGAATCTGTTGGTCTCATCAAACTCTGAGATTGATGTATTATCTGATATGTTATCATCCACATCAATGTTGAATCCCTGTACGAAATCTTCTCCCATATCTTTTTGAAAAACATTTACCCAAGGATTCTGACACATCTCTAACACAAGTTCAGCAGCTAAACCATCACACACATCACGCTTCATAGCATATACATCAAGCTGATATTGAAGTGATACAGGAACACCTTGCATTGCTACTTTCTTATTGGGATACTCCAAGCTAGGATTCTTTCCCATTGTACTTCTTACTGGACCTCTTCTCACATAGGAATCATTGTATAAATCCCTGTTAATATTGAAGTCTGGCATCCTCCATAGTCCTATAAAGGGCATGATTATCTTCCCTTTATGGGCTCTAGCATTTACCTTAAAAATCTCCTCAGGTGCTCCGAAAAACACTTCATCATATAAAGCATGGATTTTATCAAATACTGCTGAATCATAATTAAGTAGGCTGCTCATATCTCAACCTCCTCACATTCTGCTACGGTTGTACTCTCTATTCATCTCATCTTTTTCAGCCTGCCACTCTTTATTTTGAGCGTCTATCTTGCTCTCAATATCAGAGGCTGATACAATTGAGTACAGGTTACGAATCCTACATCCATCTTTTTCAAGAGTATCAATCAAATCAATAATTCCATAGTAATCATCTATGGTTGCATAGTACTGCTTAGAACCTCTATCATACTGGAACTTAGGATAGTTTCTTAGATTCTTAGCAATTATCTTCTCTACCTCTTTGTTGTCTACCTTTGAACGTACATCAAAAGCAATATATAAAGTTATCTCATAGATGGCATCGTCTACCATGCTATCAGAGTCATCATGCACATACACCTCTGCACCTACACTCTCTGCATTGAGGTCTTTAAACATAGGAAGGTACTTCTTATTTAGCACATCCGAGATGACCTTCTGCATCTCTCTAGATTTAGAGCTTACAGGAGTATCTTCATAAGAACCCTCTGAAATAACTCTCGATTTTTCCAATCCCTCCAATATCATACTTTGAATCGACATATATCTCCTCCTTAATACTTTATAGATATAGGAACTGTTTCTTTGAAGCTTTCAATTCCTTTTGATACTTCTTATAATATCTGCTCACATTCTTACGACAGTATTCAACAATAGGTCTGAATAACGGACGTGATGGAGGTCTATTTGGATTCTTATTACCCCCATACTCCAAATACCTAGCTATCTGATTCACCTTTGCATAGGATTTAGGATATATGTCTGTCTGCTTGAACCCTACTGCTATCATATTGCCCTTTTTGAATATCTTCAGAGAATCCTTCATGTGTCCTGTAGCCTCCCAGATATTCAAGCTAAGATTATGTGTCTTTTTCCATGTTTTATATTTAAGGCTCAAAGGCTTCCATGCCTTTGAGCCACTCTTATACCTCTGAGTATCTATAGCCCTAACAAACTCACCTAAAAGCTGCTCTGCCATATAAATCTGAAAATCCTTATAGGAGTCAGCTGACATCTGTTTTCTTAATGAGTTCTTACCTGGACTATATGTGTACCCTGTCACTGTAATGAGTATGCCACCAATATTCTTCATCTGAATTACAGATTTTGGTACTTTAGAAGTTTTAGAAGCCATATAAAGACCTCCTTATTGTAAAAGACCGGCTTTACCCTTTTTCGCCTTATCAAAGATATCTGGAGTAGATTCTATCTCTGAGAAAGACTTGTAAACCTTAGGGTCTTTAGGGTCAACTTCATCTGGACCGAGCGTCTGCATAACCCTCTCCATAACATCCTCAGGAATGATAAATGAATCACCATTCTTAGCGAATTTGACAACACTCATCTTATCAAATTCCTTCTTCTCCTCAGGTGATAACTCCTTCAAAGAATCTGGACTATTGAACACAACCCATGCCTCATCATAGTACTTAGCATCTGAGCTCTGTAGGAATGGAAACACGTTCTTGTTTACCTTGTTATGAGTATCATGGAAGATATCCTGTGGCACTACTCTAGCTCTGCACATATTTCTCATAAGTGCTACCTGACGATTGGTTAATACCCATACAAGAGATACTTTATATCCCATACCCTTAAGCATCTTTCCAAGGTTACGAAGCTTATCAGCCTTTGAACCTGTGATATCATAAATAATATTTGGTCTATGACCATCACTATGAGATGCAAAGAAGTTATCTTCCATTTTCTCTTTATACTGCTTCTTATCCACAATATCATGCAGAGCGCCTACATCATCAGGATTCTTGAAGTCATATTTTCTATCATCTTTAATCTTGCTATTGTTCTTACCTGCTGCTTTTGTGTATAGGACTTTCAGTTCATCAACGTCTATAATCTTAGCGTCAATAGCTACCTTATGAGATATAACATATCCTTTACCTGCATTAGATGGACTATATCTTCATCTCCCCGAGTGGTTAATTCGGATCATAAATGGAGTGCACTTTGGTGATACAGAACTCTGTACCCTGTAGTCTTTTACACTACCCCTACTCTACTTGCTTCGTGCAGGAATCTCATCCTGCCTTATTTTCAACCCAGCCTCTCAAGCTCTTATGGATTTATAGCTTTCGATAGTCTCTGAACCTTATTCCTTCCTTGTAGGAATCTTGGCTGCGGATTTATCCAAGTCTTAACCTTACTTACCATACCTAGGACATTACTCTTCGCCATATACACATTACTGCATATACTTGGTAGTTAAGACCCAACAGATGTTCCCGACAATTCACACTCTTTAACCTGAGCCAGTTTGAAGGATTTTATAAATCTTTCAAGTATCTTTTACTATGCAAAAGATACCGTCAACCCAGAACCACCGGCCATTATGACTGCCCAGTTCTCTTTAGGATAGGTACTGTTTGCAAAGGTTACTGTCTTAGCCTCATCAACAGGTTCTACCTCAAAGAATGATTCATAAGTGGTTTCCATTTCATCATAAGGAATATCTTCTCTCAAAGATTCAAACAGGTCTGAGTAATCTTCCTGTACTCGATTGATATGAAGTCCTTCTAAGATAAGACTCATATTGCCTTTTGAAAATTTAGACATCTACTTATTACCTCCTCATCACGAGTGATGAATAATCATCACCTTCATTTTCTACATACTTTTCATAATCTCCATGATTGAATACTCTTTCATCTTCTTTGGTATCATTCTTCTCATGTTCACATTTATCACTTCTAGTCTCACTCCTCTTGAGGTAATGTGTACCATCTTGAGTTACCATGTAGAAATTATCCAATCTTTCAGGAGCTAATTTGCAAACCCAGTATACCCCATAGACTGAATCCATCTTCTTTTCCATAATTCTGAACTCTGAAGGAGATGATTGACCAAAATAATGTATTCTAATTAAAGAATTGTCTTTTATATCAAATACCTCTTTTGTTATCCAATCTTTATAGATAGGAAGATATATGATTGGTGGACGAATTTCTTCATCTTCTGAAAACCAACCTAGATCCTTTAAGACCTTAATCCTCGGATTATCCTCAAAAATTGCACTTATCTGAATAGCATCATCCCACCTGCAATTAGGATCTTGATAAAAGTCCTCAACCTCACTTACACATCTATAAAAATCAATAGTTATACCAGTGGAAAACATAGCCTCAAAAGCCATTCTACGAATGATGTCTATATCTTTTCCAAATACTTTAGGATTTCCAGATAGATGTTGGTTTTCTAAAGTATAGTTCCACTCCTTATCATACTCATTCATTCACTCACCTCTTCCTGCACTAGATTGAAGTGTTAAAACAAAAAGAAAAGGTGGTCGAGTTTTATATTCTCGACCACCTTTATATATAAGGCTATTCTACTTATCAGTTTTATTGGTTTCTTTCGATTTCTTATTTGTGACAAGATTCACTTCTACTGGAAGTACTGGAAGATGATTCTTGACATAATCATACTTTGTATCTCTTTTATGATTCCCTAAAAGACCTTTATAGGCACTGTAATAATCATCAAACTCATCAACCTCGTCCTCGGGGATACCTTTTAGAGCTATGTATCTACTATACTTGTCATCAATGATTGCTCCTAAAAGCTCTTTACTGCCACACATAAGAGCTTCTATCTGCTTATCTCTGTCTTCCTGTCCAGCTGTAATTGCCTTAATAGAATCCGTCAATTCTTTTTGTATCTTGAAGCTTTGTTCCCTATCATGAACCCTATCATCTGCAAACTTCTGTATATGCTCTTGAGTCTCGACGATAGAATCTTTGATTGACTTCACTGCTGCACTTAAATCTTCCTGAAGCTGTTTGTCATGCTGAATAGATTGATTTACTGAACTTTCATGCTCCTTCTTTAACTTGTCCAATGCTTCTGCTGTACTAACTAGAAGCTCATGTTCTTCTTTCTTTTTACGAAAGAACCGAATCTCGATTCCAAACTTTTCAGCAAACCACTCAAATGCAGTTACAACGAACTTTAAAGCCACAAGTACAAGCACAACACTCACTACAAGAGTATTAAAGAATTCTACACTCAAAATTTCCCTTAATTCATCCAT